ACGTGCAGAATTTTGATAATCAACGCTGTCAAGATAACGCCGCAGATCAGCAGGCAGTAAATCAGTGAACGAATGCCATTTCTGCTCATGCTGAACCACCAGGCATCAGGCAGAACGCGCTTGCTATCAGTACGCATACGACGATGGCGAATGCGTGTGCCAGAAACTTAAACCACTCAGTTTTATCTTCTTCGCGGATCATCTCTTCACCTTTGCCTTATCGCGGCTAACGGAGCGTTGTTACCTATTACCGGCGCCAACGTTGTTGTTTGGATGGCTTAAATTTACAGATAAAACTGTATTTTCGTCAACAGACAAAACTGTATTTTTTGTCATTGATTACATATCTAACTGTAATGAAAGGTGATTTATTTTGATGGGGCGAAAAAAAACCGGCATACGCCGGTTCTATTCTGAGAGGGGGAGGGGTTTAGCGCTTTCTTCGATAGATTCTGTGTTCAATCATCACGCCGATGATTGTTAGTGGTTGATGCTCGCTACTGATAATCGGGTAATCATCATTCAATGGCACAAGCTCGAAATGCTGGCAGCCCAGGTGATCCGTGTAAGTAGGCCGATATTTTTTAAAGGTCGCTTGAGCCCCACCGTTTTTGGCCACAACAAACTCTCCGGGGGTTGGCTCAACTTCGGGGTCTACAATGATCACATCTCCAGCCTTGAAGTCTGGCTCCATCGAATCGCCTTCGATGCGTAAAGCAAAAGTAAAATCAGAAACTTCGTTGTCTGTAAGGATGTACTCAAAACTCCCATCAAATGCCTCAATGGGATTTTTTTCTGCGAGAGCCCCTGCCTGGACATAGCTTATGAGAGGCACCTTCTTGCTGCTAACTTCAGCAATAGGCATAAAGGCTCCGCCATTCATTAGCCAGTCAGGATCGCACTTTAGCGCCTTAGCTATGCCAATAATGTTACGCGGTTTTCTGGTGTCTCCCTTTTCAATGCTCTGCCATGACTGCTGCGTTATTCCGGCATTCAACGCTGCCTCGGTCTGCGTTAGACCGAGCTCAATTCTCTTTTGCTTTACGCGATCTGCAAGGCTCATAAATCCCTCTCAATGTATGCCTTGATATTCACAGTTAAAACTGTAATTGACAAACAGAAATAACTGTCACAGAATACAGATAAAACTGTAGGAGGTAACATGGAAACCATTTCGCAACGCCTCAAAAAAAAGCGCGAAGAGATGAATCTGTCTCAGGCGCAATTAGCAAAAAAAGTTGGCATGAGACAGCAGTCTCTGCAGGCAATTGAGGCCGGGACAACCAAGCGCCCACGTTATTTGTTCGAACTGGCAACTGCGCTCCATTGCGACCCTAAGTGGCTGCTTTATGGCGAGATGCCATCTCAATCTCAATAAGTTGCCGATTTAATCGGCCTTTCAAACACCACCAGAGGAAGTATCACAGATGGAGAATGCAATAGCCCGAAAGTTAGAGCCGCCAATCCTCAACCCAATTGAGATTGAAGGCATTTTGTTAAACCGGCTTTTATCCATTGGCCAAAAGGTTTTTGCGGAAATGCGGGGAGTTAGCGAGTCGACAATCAGTCGCCGCAAGTCGGAGGGGTATTACGCCGAGATGGCGAAGGAAATATCAGCGTTGGGTCTACAGGTTGTTCCGCCAGAGGCGGTGGGAGTTTCCCGCCACTACCTGCAGTCAGTAGAGACGCTGGCAGATATTGGTTTACGTGCGGAGCGGTGCCGTCCTGGTCCGCTTGGGTGGGACTGATGAAGTGCCTAAAAGGCGAAAGCCGCAGTGCGCTAACACTAACGGCTTTCTACGCGAATTAACTGAACAAATTCACAGGAGTAATTATGCCTAAGAGCAACAGATTTTACCAGGCACAAACACACAAAAATGTTACCCGCGATCGCTTCATTCGCTCGGTTAACCCGGTGGTTGGCATGAAAATGCGCGCCATCCTGGAAGAGCTGAAACGGAAGGAGGAAGGCCGTGAGTAGCCTCGCAAAAGTAATACCTTTCAGACCGTCTGTAACGGTCGTGGAGCGTCAGGTGGCAGATATCGATGATGGGTATACCCGCATCGCTAACGAGCTGCTGGAAGCGGTTATGGCTGCTGATTTAACGGCTCGCCAGCTGAAGGTCGTTCTGGCGGTGATCCGCAAAACTTACGGGTTCGGGAAAAAGTTTGACCGCATTACCAATACCCAGATTGCAGAAATGACCGGCATTCACCATACGCATGTCTGCAAGGCCAAGAACGAGATGATTGCAATGAACATCATCGTTACCAATGGCCTGGCGATCGGGGTGAACAAGGTGATTTCTGACTGGAATTTCAGCATTAGCCAAAATGGCAAATCATTAGCCGAAACAGCTAATGAAACATTAGCCAAGTCAGCTAATACCCATAAGCCAACTCAGCTAAACACAAAAGAAACTATTCAAAAGAAAGAAAGAAAAGATCCCCCTAAATCCCCCAAGGGGGAAAACTCACTCGCTCAGGAAGTGATGGATTACTTCAACGAGCTAACGGGTAGTCGTTGTGCTGCGCTGGCGCCTTTTGAGAAAGCTCTCTCCACGGTGAAGAGCAAAGACCAGTGCTACACCGCTGAAGAGCTGAAGCTGGTTATCCGCTGGGCCCATGTGAACTGGGGTCACAGCTTCAAGCCAGAGAACCTGTGTCGTATGACCCGATTTGATGGATACCTGTCAGACGCCCTGATATGGGCAGATGGTCATGGAAGCAACCCGAAAGCCTGTCCGCACGAAGAGATCATCAAGCTCTGGAATGAAAAATTCCCTTCGAAGGCCGTTTCACTGCATGAGTGGAACCGCCGCCGTCCGGCCTATCGAGACCTGGAAGCTGTGTGGAACGGCAAAACCACCCAGGGCAACTGGCGAGAACTGAAGCACATGGGAATGGCCTTCGAGCTGATTAGCAAGTCTTCCCTGTTCGGCACCAGAGGCGATCAGCCATGGCTGACTCTCGACTGGATACTGAATCCGAAGAACTGGGGATCTGTCTACGAGCAGGCCATCAACGAGCACCGTGAGCGCAAGGGGGTCAAAGCATGAGCCGTTTTATTGATTTATACGTTGAGCAGGCCGTCATTGGCGGAATAATGCTTGCAGCAGGTCGCTCAGATGGCGCCGACATGGCTACCGATGCGATTGAGGGGCTGACTGAGGACCACTTCACAGCAACGCCCCATAAAGTGGCTCTGCGGTCATATAAGCGACTCAACGAATCCGGTTCGAAGATAGACCTGCTTACGCTGACCAGCGATCTTGAACGGCTTGGCGCGCTGGAAAGTGCGGGGGGATTCGCTTACCTGGCTGAATGCAGCAAAAACACGCCATCGTTCGCTAACCTGGCCGCCTACTGCGAAAAGCTACGGGAAATGCACCTTGGACGTCGTATGACCCTAGCCCTGCAGGTAGGGATCCAGAAACTGTCCGAACCATCCAGTGAGGGTATCGCTGACATCATCGGCAACATACAGGCCGATATCTCCGGTATTGAGCACAGTGCGGACTATGGCACTGAGCACATCACCACCGGGATCGACATGTCGTTAGAGGCCATCCAGTCGATTATTAACGGCGATATCTGGAAGCACAAAACCGAGCTTGGCATGGCAACCATCGACAGCGCTTTTGGCGGGTTTAACAACACAGATTTCATCGTTGTTGGCGGACGTCCTGGCATGGGGAAAACCATGTTTAGCACCACAGTGACAGAAACCGTAGGCCTGAAAAACAAAAAGCCGGTGTTGTTCTTCAGTCTCGAAATGCCAGTGGAACAAATCTCGGAGCGAGTCGCTTTCCACCGGGCGCGGGTAAGCAAAGAAGATCTGCTGAGCAAGGTTAGCGGGAAAATGGACGAGGCATGGGGGAAGGTTAGTCACTGCATGAAGGAGTTCATCGACTCTCCAATCTACATCAATGACAAGCCATCCCTAAGCGTTCACCAGGTGCGTGCGGAAGCGCGGCGTATGAGCAAGAAGTTGGGCGGACTGGGCGTGGTAATCGTCGATTATCTTCAGAAAATGCGGATGTCAGACCCGGAGAACATGAACCGCAGCGTAGGGGAGATCGCCACTGGTCTGAAGAACCTGGCGAAAGAATTGCGTTGCCCGGTCATCGCTCTGGCCCAGTTGAACCGAAACCTGGAGCAGCGCGCTAATAAGCGTCCCGTTGCGGCAGACCTGCGAGAGTCTGGCGTTATTGAGCAGGAGGCAGATGTGATCTTCATGGTGTATCGGGATGAGAAGTACAACGAAAACACCGAACTGAAAGGCATCACCGAAATCATCTGTGTGAAGTCCCGCCATGCGCCGGGGGCAGAAAAGACCTACCACTTCAGCAGCCGCTACTCAGGCCTAGACCCGGTAGATTTCACCTACAGCGGCCAGGTGCAACAGGAGGCTGACTATGAGTGCTAAGACGATGAAAGGAAAACAGGCAATTCTGCGTTATCTCGAAACGCACAGGACCTTTACCGCGAAGGATGTGGCCACAGAGTGCGGCATGACCATCAACTGCATCACGAAGAATGCGCTCGATCTGGAGCGGGCCCGCAAGATTGTCCGGGTGAGCAAGGTCTGGCGAACGGTGACTTATCGCCTGGCGACACCGGAAGAGCAGGATGGTACCGCGCGCAGCTGCACTAACGGAATATTTCAGGAGTGCCGTAACAGTGCGGCGATGAAGCGGGTACTGGCTGTTTACGGGAGGGCGCAGGCATGAAATTTATCAAATTAAGCCAAAGGGGAACGGTAGAGCGCCAGGGCAAATATGGCTGGGAGCCTGAAACAGTCTACGAGCCTGTATTTGTTGCCGCAGGTCACATCGTCAGCATGTTTTTCGCTGGCGTGACAATTCTGAAAATGACCTCCGGAGAACGCATTGACGTGAAAGAGACCCCGGAAGAAATCATCGCCATGCTTACCGAAGGAGCCTCCAAATGACAATCACACTACAGGCAGTAAACGAGCTCATTCAGTCCCTGGAGAGCGCAGGCGAGCTGTCGATCAGAGAGCAGAAGTTCCTGAAGCTGGCGAAAGCGTTTAAGCAGCTGGCTGCGGAGAATGTGGCGATGAAGC